TCCTCTGATCTGTGATCCATCAGCCAGTCTTTGTGTGCCAGCTGTATTGGTTGCTGTAGGTGTATATGTGTTTATATCTTCTTGGTCCGAGAATCTAATAAACATATCATCTTGTGTTGTAATATCTCCAATCGTTGTTTCTGTTCCATAAAAAACTAAGTGACGATCTGGCGTTGATACAACCATGTGTCTAGATGCAGTTGGTGCTCCTGATATAATATTACATCTTGTTTCAGTTGCATTTGATAAAGAAGAGTCCCATTCAAATACAGAACTGTCATGAATTAAACAGATTGCTTTATCACCAAAATTATCCAATGACCACATACCTGGTTCTAATACTAAGTCACCAGATGCTGCCTCACCCCATGCCACGAAGTCAGACGTATTAGTGACTGTTGCTCCATCACTGTGAGCTGATCGTGTTGAATTTCTTACACCTCTTGTAATACCTGTTAACGTAGTGCCTCCCGTAACTCCTGTATAAGATATCTCTTCATTTCCCACTTGTATAAAATTAGTTCCAGAGCTTGGAAACTGAGAAGCGTCTGTTAAAACGATTGATGTTCCAGATCCACCTGTACCCGCAGTATCATTCAATAACGCTCCATTTAAAGTTGTTGTTACAGCAGAAGATGCTTCTCCACCCCAAGATCCTAGACCCCAACCAAATCCTTTTTCTTGAACAGCTGATCCAACAGGAAAATAATGTTGTACTCTAATACCACCAGATGTTGTTGCACCAGATCCTGTTTCATTTGATGGCATCGTAATTGTTATCGTTTCCGTTGTTGGAACAGATGTCACCATAAATTTTTTATCATCAAAGTCTGATGCTGAAAAATTAGATCCTGTAATTGTTGTAAAGTTATCTAATAAAATTATATCTTGAGGATTAATACCATGACCTGTTGAGAAAGTTATTGTAACAGTTGGTGATCCATTAGTCGTGGTAAATGCACTAGTAAGCGTTGTTGTAGATTTAATTGGATGTATGTCATAAAATACACCCCCAGAAAAAGCATATAAAATTCTATTTGTACCAATAATAGCATATCTTCTACCTAAACTATTAACAAAGTGATGAAGACCACGTCCAGCTCCTGTAAGTTCATTTTCATTAACATTACCTAATTGATTCCATCCCCCTATTTTTTCAGGAGAACCATACCTAAATCTAACATTATCGCAGTCAACCCACTGACCTTCTGCCGTGGTCTCTGAGATTTGTTTATTAATTCCTGGCTGAAACCCTATTTTTTGTAGCATAATATCACACTATATATAGTTTTTATTTTTTTGGTAGTATTTTTTATGTGTTACTCATTGATACACCAACTCTAGGCTCTAAGGCTATTACCTCATGATATACTTGTTTTTTAACGAAAATTAAATCTCCTTCTTTTAAAATATTTTCTTTATTATTAATAATCCATTTAGTTTTGCCTTTACATTGCCAAAACCATACGTCCATATCGTCTTTATGTTTTCCTGAATTTAAATCTTGAGAAAACACATTAATATACAAATGTGCTGAAATACATTTTATATCTTTCATTATGGGTTGTAAGTTTTTTATTCTATGTGCTTCGTGACATACAAAAAATCCAGGAGGTGCAATTTTTATTTGAAAGTTGTTTTTTCTAGAGTATTGCAAATTTTCTAACGCTTCTTCCCAAGTTAAAGTGTTAGTATTATATTTTCTTTTTATCCAATAGTCAGCTTTCATTTCTTGCTAAACCAAGTAGGTAAACCTAAATGAGGTCTCTTATCAAACATGTTTTCTTTTGCTCCAGGCGTTTTAGCATTATTATAATGTAAAAAAACTTGAATACATTCTTTGCCTTTAAATTTTTCTCTCCAATGTTCAAGGTCACATCCTCTATAAACTAACATATCTCCTGGATCTAAATTTACTTTAATACCTTTTTTACCCACTTGACCTGATGGCTCTAAATATATTGGCCAAGGGTCACCACCTAAATTCATAGTGGTTGATATCTCACAGCTAAATCTATCTTTATGTCTTTTTAATTTATCTCCATTCTTATAAATTCTTGCATAAGTATATGCTGGATATAATTTTAATTTTGTTGTTTTTTCCATTATTGGTTGACATTTTAACATTAATGTTTCCATTGCAATATCTGAATAACAAGAATACGTATGAGGTATTTGATCTAATTCGGTCTCATAATATCCAATCATGTTTTCAAAGGGCGAAAGATATCTGTCTTGGATACATGTATCATAAACTTGTTTTTGCATACTAAAATAATTTGCTACAAACTCAGCTAAATCTTTTGATATAGCTTTTTTAATTACTGCATATTTGTTTTTTTTAAAACTCATATTATTTGTACCATCCTATTAATGTATATCTTTTTTTATTTTTTATTTCGTTTACCTTATGTAGATAAAAACCATTACTAAACAAAACAATTCTACCTGTTTTAGGTTTTATTTTTATATTGTCAATTATAGTTTCTCCTCCACTATAGTCATCGTTTAAATAAATAATAAAAGCAAACTTATTACCTACTTTATCCAAATGAAAATCCATTTTAGATTTTTTATCCCATAATACTATTTCCATATTATATGGATTACTAAAATTATAAAATTTAAATAAAGAATTTAATTTGTCGCAAACAGGTTTATACATCACCCTTAGTATTCTAGTATTTCTGTATATCTTTGTTTGTTCAAAATTATCATTAAAATCTTTTATCACATAATTACATTCTTTTGAATTTAAAAAATTATCTATTCTAAAAATTATTTTATCAGACATTTATTGTAAAAAACTCGAATTAAATGAAATAACTGTTTTTCTCTTATTAGATTTATTTTTTGGTGATCTATGTAATACCGAAGAGGGAAAAACTAATAAGTCACCCTCTTTAACATTTATTTTAAAAATTTTATTTTTAACATCTTTAAATTCTGTAGCTAAATTTATATTTGGTAACTCTAGATAATACACACAAGAAAACTGCACTGATGGATGGGTATGCCAAGTATGGTATGAACTCTTTTCATATTGTTGAAACCACATGTTATGCATAGCCCAACTTTTAGTATTAAGTTTTTTTACGATACTATACATATAAGGTTTTAAAATTTTTATAAAATATTTTACATAAGGTCTATTACTGTCCGAACAAGAGTCCCAATCTGTTTTACTAACCTTCTCATAAGATACTTTAGGAGAATCATTGATATATTTTAAAAGTTTATGTTTAATGTTTTTACTCTCTTTAACGTGTTTTAAAAAATAAAAACTTTTAATTTCTTTAAACATCTTTTGACATTGATTTTGGAACAGCTTGAATATTCCAATGTATAAATCTAAACGGAGATTTACCATGGTCTACAACAAATTCATGTTGTAAATATCCTGGAAATATTAACAAAGCACCTGGCGCAGGATTAAAGTGAACTAATTCAGTGCAAGGCATTATTCCAATTTTTGGTTTCATTTTTAATTTAGTTGTTCTTGCTCCCGCTCTTGGATCATGAAAAACTGGATAAGAAGTTTTTTCATTGCATTTTAAAAAATAAAAACCTGATACATGTTGATTCCAATGCATATGTGCTGAGTGATGTCCACCACCTTTTTTAGAAAATTCTTGCACCCACATTTCACTAAAAAAAGTTTGATACTGTGTCATGTCATAACCTTGATTATCAAGATACTCCCAAGACTTTTGTCCAATGTATTGTTTAAAATCTCTAAACTGATTGTCTGATAACAAGGGTGTAGAGTGATGAGATGTACCAAAATCACCAAATAATTTTATGTATTCTTTATTTTTTTTACGAGCCTCTTTAATATATTTGTTGCAAGCTTTATCGACTGATTTTAAAAATTCTGGTTTATGTTCGGACCAAATTGTTGTTTCAAAATAATTATTTATATTCATATTTAATTCTCCTTTAATTTTAACGTTATATTTCCAGCAATCGAAACACTGTTTGAATGCCTAAGAACCATGTGTTGTAAGAAACTAGGAAAAACCACCATTTGATTTTTTCGACAACTAGGTTTGAAACTTCTTTTTAAAACATTCATTTTGTCTAATAAACTATCTACATAGTATGATTGTATTAAATCAATTCCGGGGTTCATAAAAATAGTTTGAGACTCCTCTATATCTTTGTAGACTATAAAAGAAAAATGTGCGTGTGGGTGATTATGTGTTTCTTGATAATCAAATTTTTTATATCTATTTTCCCATATATTTTTTATTTTAATTTCAAACAATCCATTAAAATCACAACAAATTAAATCCCATATTTTATTTAATAAATATTTATTTGATTCTTCATCAAGTTCATTTACATAATCATGAGAGCTTTTAGTTTTTGAAAACCATGTTTTTGTAAATTTTACATTTTTTAATTTTATTTTAGAACAATCTATATTGTCGATATATACAGGTATTGAAAACAATTCTAATTTCATGTCTTTATCAATCTATATTAAACGAAATAGCATATTTATCAACATGTGATGTATTTCTTGATGTCTTATGTTTTAAAAAACTAGAAAAAATAATAAAAGAATTTAATTTAGGTTTAAACTCTTTTTTAATTTCAGTAAAAAACAACTTTTGGTTGTGATCTTTTAAATAAATTATACCAGATAAATAGTGAGGTCTATGGTCATGTTCCATAGTGCGATGACTGAAACTTTCTTTTAGACCCCATGCAGAGATTAAAGAGTATTCTTTTAGTTTTAATTCATCTAAATAATCAAATATAGGAAATATAGCTTTTAAAAAATTATTATCTTTTAAAAAATAATCCCAAGAGGTCATGTAGCCATGAACATTTGTTTTAAAATTTTTGTTATTATCTTGTTGTATGCCCTCGTCAATTTTATCTATAAAATATTGAGTATCAATATCCATAACACCATGAATAAGCATATAATCAATTTTTGCTTTACCTTTTACTATTTTATTTATCTTCATAATAATTTAAATTTATAATAAATCTGAGTGGTGCTTTTTTAGAGCTTAGTGCTTGGTGTTGAACATCTGTATCAAATATTAATATTTTGTTTGCTTCGGCTCTTATAAATTTTATTTTATTACCTATTTTTAATTCAGTTCCCCCATCACATTCGTTTAGATAAAGTATTGCTGTTTTGCTTGAGGATATTTCGTAATCAACATGAAAATCACTTTTAGTAAATAATTTACTTACAAACATATTTGCTCTAGCTTTGATAACCGCGATACTATTTAATTTTTTTAAAATAGGTTTTATATAGGGTTCAAATCCTGGAGAAGTTATCTCTGAGTCAGTAAAAAAACAATGTGTAAAAAACATTCTACCTTTTTCAGCTTTCCAGTTTAAATCATCCACCCTTCTCCAAGGAAACTCTTTATCAAGCACGTACGCTACGAGTGAATCAAATTGTTTTTTATCTAAAAAATTTTTTATTGTTTTATACTTCATGAATGCCTTTTAATACTGAATATAATGTTGGTTTTGATTTGACTATTTTTTCACAGATATTTTTTCTTTCATTTAATTTTTCAATACACTCTTTAAAATTATTTTTTAAATTATTTTCATGTTGAAATCCTTTATTTATTAAAGTTGTTTTATCTGTTGGTCCCCAATGCATACCTGCAGCTATGTTATGAAAACCTGCTAAAGGTAAAAAAGTATGTTCAAAAGTTTTTTTATAAACTTGTTCTATAAACTCATTATCAGATATTACAGGTGTATTTAAATAATTAAACCAGGTTTTATTAGTGCAATGTTTCCAATACTTAGTATCTGTTCTTTGAGATAAAGCATAGTGTTGAGCCACAAACTCTGCAAATTTTTTAAATATAGTCTTACATTGATAATTAAAAACATCTCTATCCCATTGTGTAATTTTTTCTCTTTGTAAATTAGTAACTAAATTTACGAGAAATTCATGAACGGAAAACAATCCATTACTTTCTAAAGGTTCTATGAACCCTGCTGATAAACCTATAGCCACAACATTTTTAACCCATAATTTATTGTGTATTCCAACCCTCATTTTTATATTTTTAAATTCTAAATTTTCTTTACCAAGATGTTTTTTTAATTGTTTTAGAGCTGTTTCATCATCTACAAATTTACTAGAATATACGTATCCTGTGCCTATTCTTGACCATAGTGGTATGTTCCACACCCAACCATTTTCAATTGCTGTGCAATTTGTGTAAGGGACTAATTGTTTTTCTTTGTTTTTGTACTGTATTTTTGTAGCCCAAGCAGAGTCATTTGGCAGTAAATCTGAATAAGACTCAAAAGGTTCTTTTAAAGTTTCACCTAACAATAGTGATTTAAATCCAGTGCAATCAATATAAAGATCAGCTTTATGTTTTTTATTAATAGACTTTATACCATTTTCATTTTGTTGAATTGTTTTTACATCTTCAATAATGTGTTTAATTTTTTTACAATATCTATCTCTAAGCCATAAACCAAATTTAGTTGCATCAAAATGATAAGCTCTTTCTACTTCATTAAAATCAAATTTATTTTTATTAACATAAGCCATTTGTAGTGGATAAGTGCAATCAGCATAATCACTGTAAGGTGTTTTAGGATGTAATATTTTTTTAAACCACCAATCATTAATTCCTGCACGTCTATCCTCTATTGGTGGATTTCCAAAAGGATAGTGAAAAGACTCTCCTTTTTTGTAAAAATCTGTAAACTTAATACTTAGTTTATAACTACCATCTACATGTTTAATAAAATCTTTATCATCTATTTTAAGAAGTCTCATCCAATGAGTTATTTTTCCAAGTGTGCTTTCACCCACACCCACAGTAGAAATATTTTTAGACTCTATTAAGGATATTTTCCATTTTGGAAATTGAGACTCAAGGGTCGCTGCGGTCATCCACCCTGCGCTACCACCACCTACGATTAAAACTTTCATCTAAAAGGTTTTCCTAAATGCCATACCACAAGACTATATCTTGTGCCTGATGTTACTGGTTTAACTCTATGCCACACAAATGAAGGAAATACAATAATAGATCCTTTTGGTAATATTTCTTTACACTGTCTTCTATGCTTCGATTCATCTCGCATATGTGGTTCATAATTTCTAAAATCAAATTCTAATTCACCACCTTCATATTCGGAACCATCTGTTAATTGACAAGTCATAGATAATTTTCTAATTTTTCCATGATCTGGTGAGTTTGGTTTATCATAAGGTTTTTTCCAAGCATCACAATGCCAATCGTAATATTGATTTAATTTATATTTTGTAAATTGACAAGATTCTGATCTGTCCCAATCAAAATTCCAACCTGCATTTTTATTTGCTCTATCTACATAAGGATGTAGTTCTTTATAAATCCAGGTATCTGATAACCAAACTAAATCAGAATTTCTTTTTTGTTTTAAATCAAATATTTCTCGTTTCGTTAATTTATTTTTTTCATAACCACCTGTTCTTGCTATCTCTTCTTTTTTAGAATTAGCATAAGATATTACCTCATCACAGAATCTAGGTGTTAGCGCAGATTTAAAAAACCAATAATAGTTATCCAAGTTCATATGTTACAGTTAATACGTAGTTTGTATTTTCTTTTTGAAAATTTTTTATGGTGTATAAATTACAAGATGGAAATATTATAAACCCGTTATTAGTTAAAGGTATTTCCCAAAATCTTCCTGCTTTTCTGTTATCATCATAATATATTTTTACAATACATTCGTTAACGTTAACGCCATATAACATAGTAAAATCTGGTGAATTTCTTAAATCTACAGGGTCAATATTTTTTAAAGGTTCAGAATTTTGAAGAGGATGATAGGTATCTCCCCAAAAATTTTTATTTAAAAGTTTTAAATTATATCTAAGATTCATACGCTCTTGCACGTATTTATTTAATTTATCAAAAGTTCTAGAAAATTTAAATTCCTCTAAGGTTAGTTTGGATTGTAAAATTTCATGTGACAGAAAATTTCTATCTATTTCCCAATCCTTAGGCATATCAACCGTACCATGATATAGAGAAACTTCAGATAAGACTTTTCTGTAAATATCTTTCTTCATACTTTATAAAATACAATTTAATTGTATTTTATAATAATGTCAACTATTTGGCAGACCAATTAGATCCATCCCATAAAAATACTTTATCAGAGGGATCTTCGTCTGCTTTGTATGCTTCCCAACCTTTTGTGTTATCTGCTTGGTAAGCAGTTTCATTCCAATAAATCCCATAATTTTCTTGAACACTAGGATAAGGAATTGGAGCTTCCCATGTTGCACTTGCAATATTTTTAGTCCAAGACCCATGTGGTTGTGGCTCCCAAAATATTGAATTAATAGAATCCCAAATAAAACCGGTGCTAGGATAATTACCTCTAAAAGCTGTACCACCTGATAAATGTTCATTACGGTAAGTATTCCATGAACACTGAATCCATAAATTAGCAGGCCAGTTGCTGCATTTTTCTAAATATTGTTGACCTATTGATTCAACTTCAACATTATTCTCATCTTGTACGTCCGAGTTATTTACAGTTACCACTGTAAGAACTTCGTTACTTTCATTTATTTTTGCAAAATGTGCCATAATTAAGCTTGAAACCTATATCTAATTATTACAACTCCAGATCCACCTGCAAAACCATTTCTTTGTGGTAGTGGATTAGTTCCTCCTCCGCCACCGCCTCCGGTGTTTGCTGATCCTGCGCTTCCTCCGCCAGGTCTTCCTGAACCGCCTCCGCCAGATCCTCCTGAGCCTCCTGAACTAGGGTGTCCACCACCCCCGCCACCACCGGCTCTTGCTGTTGGTGTTCCATTAATACTTGATGTTGCTCCCGCACCTCCAGGGCCTCCTGTGCTTCCAGGAGCGTTTCCTCCTGTTCCAGTTGCACCTCCGCCACCACCAGCACTTGTAGGACCTGCTGATCCTCCATTGTTTCCTTGTGGTGGGTTTACTGGTGGTGTATTTCCAGCACCTCCAGCGTTAGCACCTCCATGGCCGCCACCACCTCCAGATCCACCTGATCCACCTGCTGATCCGTGAGTTACTCCTGCTCCTCCTGCTGCTGAAGTTATTGTTGAAAATACTGAATTATTACCGCTTCCTGATAAACCTCCACCTGCTCCTACAGTGATAGGCATAGCGCCTGATACTGCTAAAGCAACTGCTGGAGATGTACCTAAAGGCGATACACTATAACAACCTGAAGCTGTTCCAGGAGATTCTCTATATCCTCCTGCTCCGCCTCCACTTCCACGGTTACTTCCACCGCCTCCGCCTCCGGCTACTACTAAATAATCTACTGTATTTGAACCACTAGCACTACCTGCACAAGATACACAAAAAGTGCCATCTCCTGTAAATGTATGAATTTTAAAATTTCCTGATGTTGTTACTGTTCCACCAGTGGCAGCTACAAATTTAGGACCTCCTCCACCAGAACCAAATCCTAAAATTTGATAACCAAATGATTTACCTTTGCGAGATTGTATATTTTTTGTGTTCTTACCTGTTGTAAGTTTGCTTTTAATATCTCTCATATTCTATACCTTTTATGCGTCGTTAGCAGCGTCAGTAGTAAAGAATATCTTAATACCTAAAAGTTTTGCATCAGCTGTTAAACTGTCTTCTGATACATCTCTTGATATTTGAAAGAACACCTCTTCATCTGTGCTTGGTGAACCTGCAATAGTTACTGCACCACTTTCTGCTGTGACATCTAAATCGTTTGCTGTTCCACTGTGAGCTTTAGCTGTTGGTGCAACCTGTGTTCCAAAAGCTGTATTAACACTGTCATTGTCTGCAATAGCAACACCAGATAAACCCCAAGAAACAGTTCCCGTGTTTGTTGAATCTGCTGTAAAATAAGCTTGAAAAGTTATTGTGCCCTCGTTCCATGATTTAGGAAAAGCAACTGCAAACTGAGCAAACTCATCTGAGTCTTTATCAAAATCTAAAGTTTTAATTTCAGGACCATTTGATAATTCAACTTGAGCAAGATCTGCGCATCCACTAGTAGTATTAGGGTACATAGCGACTGCTGGAACCCATATTGATTCTTTACCTGCAACTTTTATTGCAGAACCACCAACTTGAGCCACACCATTTCCATTAGGTGCAATGTTTATGTTTCCATCTGCTCCATCTGTTATTGTAATCGTTCCTGAGTTAGTTCCTGAGTTTGTATCTAAAATAAGATCTTGTGTTCCACTTGTTGTAATTGTTGCTGCAGCTGATCCGGTACCAACAACTATCTCACCAGTTCCTTTTGGTGATATCGCTAAGTCAATATTACTATCTCCACCGTTTGCAGCAATTAACGGATCATTTCCTGTAGCCGCATTTGTAATTTTAATTTCGTTGACAGCCGATGAAGTAGTCCCAAATACAACTGATTCATTACCATTTGCATCTGCAATAAAACCACCATCTGCAAATTTTGGTGCTGTTAAAGTTTTGTTTGTTAATGTTTCTGATCCAGTAAGTGTTACATCACCCATTCCAATATCAATAATATCTGGGTTTGTACCATCATTTGCAGAAGCAAATACAATTTTAACTTGTGAAGGTGCAACTGCAACAGAACTTCCAGAGCCTGAAACATATTTAAATGTTACGTTTTGTGAACCACTTGTTGAATTTTTTAAAAAATAAAAGGTTTGAACGTCAATAGGTATAGTAACGTTTCTTCCAGCACTTAATGATCCTGTAAATTCTATCATTCTATGTGCCAAAGTTGCACCAGTTGATCCATCAGATACAGAAAGGGTTGTATCTCCAGAGTCAGATACTGCTTGTTGTGTAAATCCACCTGCTATTTGTTCTACTAACTGTAGATTAGTATTTGTTTTAGTTCCCCATGTACCAGCGTTTTCACCAGTTGCTTGAAGTTCTATACCTAAAGGACTAAATGTTGATGCCATAATTTTCTCCTATGCGACGTCACTATATGTTATATTTGTACCTGTTGCAACATTAGAATACGAAATATTTGATCCTGTGTCAACATCTTGATAAGCTTGAATTCCAAATCCTGTTGATGTTCCGAACCCTGCAACAGAGGACGTTATTTGTTGTCCTGTTAATCCTACTACGTCTGCAGGTGATATTGAACCTACAGAAAATGTAGCTGTTTGACTTGCTAATCCTATAGCCATATCAGCAACGGTTACTGATCCAACAGATAATGTTGACGAAACTCCAGTTACAAGAATAAGTTCTGTTGGAGTTATTGAAACACTTCCAACATTAAATGTCGATGATACACCTGATATACCTACAACATCTGCAGGTGATATCGATCCAACAGAAACAGTAGCCGATACTCCAGATAAACCAACTACATCTGCAGGTGATATCGATCCAACAGAAGCAGTAGCCGATACTCCAGATAAAATTCCTGTAAAATCTATTATAGGAGTTGGAGATCCAACACTAGCTGTTAAAGATTGTCCTGCTAATCCTACAACATCAGCAGGTGATAAAACAAATGTATTCCAAGCTTGCGGTTGTCCCCAAGAACCATTATTCCAAGCGCTACCTGTTCCAAGGAAAGAACTCATTCCATCAGGAGCTGTTATTTCAAAAGTTAATCCTGATTGTCCCCAATTTTCAACTCCCCAACCATCTTGTCCCCAACCAGCTGCTATTTGTGCAGAAATAGAAACAGATCCTAAAGATAAACTTGTAGATAACCCACTTGGTTTAACAACTGGATCAAAACTTTCACCCCAAGGTTCTTCACCCCATTCATCTCTACCCCAACCTTGTTGAGCTGCAGCGATAGGTGTACCAATAGAAAGTGTTGCGGATTGTCCAGTTAATGTTACTAATTCATCAGTGGCTTGACCCCATGATCCACCAGTATTCCAAGCATCAGCTCCCCAACCACTTGTTATAGCATTTTGTGTGCCCCAACGTCCCTCGTTCCAGGTTGTGCCTGATTGGTTCCAAGTATTAGGCATAAGGAAGACCCCCTTATGCTAATCGTATGATTGCGTTTGTTGCGTCTGCTGCTGGAAATTGAATTGTAAAAGTTCCTGAAGAAACTGTTTTATCACTACCAAATGCAATTGCAGCAACTGCTTTATTTGATTGTGATGAATTATAAATTAACGCACCATTAGCTGTAAAAGATGCATCTGTAAAACTTACGTCAGTAAAATCACAAACTGCAGTTGATGAATCTAAAGTTGGTGTTATATTTGTAAGAGTTGCACCACCCGATGTGTAAGCCGTTCCAGATGAATTTGTAATTTCATTAGTTGTTGCAAAAGCTGTTGTGCCTGCTCCTAATGTGGCTGAACTTGTAAATAATGCTATTTTAAAAGTATTTCCAGTTGTAGCTGTAAAGTTATGTGTTCCAACTAAAAGTTCTTGTTTGAAACTATTACATATTGCCGATGTTATTGC